AAGAGGTGTTACGTATTCATAAATTGTCGTACTATTCCAATCTATTGCGTCAATTTCTAAAGGGTGTGTTGCGTCATAAGTATAAGAAACATTTGAATCATAAACAGAGAAAAATATTTTTCTCACACCCCCTGAAATTCTATTACAGTCGAGTCCTCGTCCTTTTGTTAAAGCTGTACATGCCATTGTATTTTATTTTTAAGGGTTAAAAGTTGGAGGGCTTTTACACCCTCCGTCTTTATATTATTTATGATTGTCTTACGATATCAGCTCCTACTCCTGTTTGAACACCTCCTGAGTAACGAGCAACTAATCTCATATTGTCACTTCCATCAAGAGCAGCCATGTCCATCAAAGTAATTCTTGTAGCATCTGAAAGCAAATCAGTACCATAGAATAAATTAGATTTTTCTGCTGCTACTAATTGATTGTCAGCCATACCCGGACAAACTGCAATTTTGTATCCTTCGAATACAGGCTCATAGTCACCATTCATATTATAAGCATTAACATACCCTAAAGTAGATACTGCTGATACATATAAAGCGTAAGTTTTTGGACTCATATAAATATGCAAGTCTTCTTTTCTTAATACAGCAGAAATGTTAGAAGCCATATCAGAAGTTAAAGTTTGTAAGTTTGCAATAATGTTACCTGCTACATATGCAGCTGAAGCTGATGATTGGATAACTGTTGCATCAACTCCCGGTAATAAAAGACCTGTTGCTGCTCCTAAGAAACCATTGAATTTCCCTGCTACAGCAGTTCCTTCCCAAATTGATTCTTCAGTAGCTTGTGCTATAATTTCTCCCATATAAGAGATAACATAGTCATCAAAAGATGCAGGTGGTGGTGCTCCTGCTCCTGCTCTCATTTGTAATGCTTCCCAAGAATCTAGTAATGTAGATTTGCAAAGATCTAAGTTGATTTGTAAATTTTTAGGTTCTAATACTTTTTCAGTAAGTGCTAAAGTACCTGCGTCAGTAAAGTCACAAGTAGCATCAGCAACTACTCCTGAACCTGCCATTCTTTGTATGTTAGACTTATACTTGATATTTTCAATCATAGTTAAGAAGTCTAATGATTTTGCTTCTTTTAAAGCAGCTGAGATGTAGAATCCTGCTGCCTTACCTGCAAAGTTTGATGTTGTAGTAAACGCCATTTTTTTTAATTATTTAATTATTATTTATTTAAATTATAGATAAATCTTTCTTGTTTAGAAAGTCTATTGTATTCTTTTCTACTTAATGCAGGTCTGTCTGCACTAAATTTATTTGTGTTAATTGGAGCATCAGCAGGACTTTCTGCTAGTTCCGTTTTCAGTTTTTCATTCTCAGCTTTTATTGCTTCAACTTCTTCTGCTGAAAATTCAACTACTTCTGTAGTCTTTATTGATTTTGGATTTGTAGAAGGCTCTTCAGTTTCTTCTGACATTTCTTCAACATTACCTGTTTCACCAATTTCTTTTTTAAGATCTGATACTGCATCTTCCAAGTTTTTGATTCTTTTTTCCATACCCTCCCAATCATCAACTGATGCTTCATCATCATCTTCACCTCTGTCTTCACCAAGTTCTTCTGACATTTCTTCTTTTACTTCTTCTGATGCTTCTTCTTTTTCTTCAGTTTCTGACTCAATAACTTCACCGACGATACCTTCTTCTTCAACTCTGAAAGAAACGCCTGTGTCAGTCTTGTATGTGCCTACAGGAAGTAGTATTGTCGTTCCATCTTCCGTTAATACTGAGATGTCCACCCCTGCTTCTAGCTCTTCAGCAGTAGATACAAAGATTGTACCATCTTCGCTTTTTGCTTGCCAAGCCAATTTAACTTCTTCGTCTTTATTCAGACCAAGAGCTACTAATATTTGTTCTTTTAAATCCATAGTGTTCTTTTTTTATATAATAGAAAATTTAGTTAATTATTTGATTTTGTAATTATTTCATTAAGAGCTTTTAGGATCTCTTCGTTAGTTGGTGCTTTTTCAGACATCTTTTCCATCTTGTCTGTAAAGTAACCTTCAATGCTTAATCCTTTTAATGATCCATCTTTTATCTTTGACCATAAGTCGTCATTCTCAATTTTCATTTTAACAAACCAAGTTCCGTTTGGTAAATCAAAACCATACAATTTAGACTTATCCATATCACCTTCTTTTATCCAAGACTCAACAGTTAAAACACCTGATACTCTGTCTTGGTGTTCATAGGTAGCTTTGTGATGATTATTATGTTTCAAGTAAAGTTCTGAAGCCTTTCTAACAGTATCTTTTGAAAAGTACACATAATATTCTGAGTCAGTATTTGCATCATATCTAAATATCTGCTTATTGGGAATAAGAGCAGGACTGACTACAACTCTTTTGTCCTCATCTACTTTAGCAAAAGTCAAGTTATTCTTAGACTTATTAAAATAAACAAAGTCTTGCTCAATAGCAGGTGCTGATACTAAAGAGATAGCGTCAATAGCAAGTTCTTGTGAATCGTTATCAATTACAAGTTCAACTATTGAAGTAGTTTTCATTTCTTCGTAATGGTGGTCAGGGTTTGCTTTTTGACAATCTTCTAAAGAGTCGTACTCACATTCTCCTGTTTCACCCCATTTGTATTTTCCTTCTTTGCATTTTGTACAAGGCATAGTATATAATAGATTTTGTTATTAATTATTTGATTTTTAAATTGTAGCCCTACGTCTTATGTTAGCTAATTGGTTTTGGCTATTAGTCATTTCATCTGTTACAACGTAAGCACGAGTAGGTTCAGGCACTACTCCACCTGTTAAGTCAAAAGATCCTGACATCATTTGAGGTGCAGGGGTTTGTGCTGTTGGGTTTTGTGTTGATGGTGGAGTTACTCCGCCACCTCCTGCGCCTAATATTTGTTTTGCTTGTGATGCTGCACCTAATACTGCCGCTACTTGTGTAGCATAGAACAATGGAAAAGCTAGTGCTGCTGCCGGACCTGCTGCTGCCGCTGACTTTTGAGCTATGTCCAACCCCTGAACTAAGCCTACACCTGTATTTATTGCTATCTCTGTTAATGCTGCTGCTTTTGCTGCTGACGAACCTTCCTCTAACAAGCCGCTTAAAGCTCCAACTGCCCCACCTATTGCGTGTGTAACCCTTAATTTGTTTTGTAATACTGCGTCATCACTTTTTTTGATTGAGTCATTATGAGCTAAATAACTATCTAAATACTTGTTATTTGCTAGTTCTAGTGTATCATTAATTTCTGTAGTAAGAGCAGGCATTTTTTCAAGTACAGTCATTTCTGATTCTCTTTCTGCATTGATTTGGTTTTGCATTTCATTAATTTCGGTCATTACTCTTTTCCGAAGTCTTAATGAAGCAATCTCTTTAGTTGTTATGGCAGTAGTAAGTTCTGCAAGTTTTTGCTCATCTACAGCTTTATGCTTATTCAATTCCATTTCTTCTTTGAATATTCGCATTCGTTCTCTTGCTAACTCTAACTCTTTATCTGTAGTCTTTTGTTCTAGATCTAAAGCTATTGACAATGATTCTAATCTTTCTTGAGCTGACTTAGACTCATCTTCAGATAACAATCTAGCTTTTTCAATTTCTTTTCTTGTAAGAGCTTTTTGTATCATAAACTCATTATCAGCATCTCTTAAAGCCTGAGTGTCTAAGGCTAATTGCCTTGCAGCAGCTGCTTCTCGTTCCATTTCACTACCAATACCTGACAAGTTTCCTTCTAATACTTTTGCTGCTTCTGCAAAACCTTTAAAACCTTTTGTGACTAATATTGAAACAGCTTCACCAAAAGTTGAAAATCTGTCTTTAAGAACATTGAATTTCGCACTTAAACTTGCAAGAGTTACATTTAACTTATCCATTCCTGCTTTTGTAGAAGTTACATAAGTTACTAAAGAACCAAAAGCAACCACAAAAGCACCTAAGCCTGTTGATAATAATCCTGCTGTAAAGGATTTAAACATTAATTTTATTAATGGAATGATATTTCCAATAGATTTTTTAATGCCATTTAAAGAAACCCCCATAACTTGAAAGTTACCAATAGTATCATTAGCAGTAACGTTTTGTTCTTTCTGAGCCTTTGTTAATTTTTTTACTTCTGAACGAGCTTCTTTTTGTTCATTGTTTAGTTCTTTTAATGCTAGTTTTTCTAATTTTAATTCTGAAGATGTTTCTTTTATTTTTTTGTTTAAGTCTCCCATACCTGCAAAGAAAGCGCCTTTTGGAATAGCATCTTGTTGGGCTTTGAGTTTTATTAAGTCTTTTTCTAAATCTGTAATGACTTTGTTTTGTATTATAATTGACTCATTTACATTATCTAAGCTCTTGTTCCAATCTTTAGTTTCTTGTGTAACACCTTTTATGTTACTTTTTACGTTCATTACTAGTTCTTCTGCCATAATTAAAATGTTGTTGTGGATACTACTTCGTGTAAAGTAACTGAAGCACTCCAAAGATTATGTATGTTATTTCTGTCTTGTACATTAACTGATATTGATGGTACACCACCTGTTGTGCTGTCTGCCATAATAGTCGTTCCGTTCTGTCCTATCTTAGCTATGTTTCTACTGAACCCTACCACAAAACTCATAGTTAGACTATTGTCTATTTTTACTGCACCCCTGATATTTCTATAAGAGTAATTGCCTACAACTCCTGAGCTACCACCTAGCTCTAGTCTAGTAATGTAAATATCATATCCAATAATACTATTCTTTTCTACATTAATAAAACTACCATCACCTTGAACTGTTAAATTAGTTGCTGTATTATCAATTGTAACTCCTGTTAATTCTATTACTGATGTTTTTCTTCTGCTTATAAAAGTAGCTGCGTCTGTACTATCTGAAACAGAACCAATACCACCTCCTATTGCAAATTCAGCTTGAGAAGTTGCTTTAGCATTAACACCTAAAACTGCTGAGTTGCTTATGCCATTAGATATTTCATTTTGATTTCCTACTATAATATTATTCCTAGAAAACCCTGCAACAGTATTGTTTTCACCCATAATATAGGTGTTAGTAGTTCCTGTTCGTGTAACATTCCCTTCGCCACTTATATTGTTATCTAAGTTATCAAAAACGCTATTCAGCCCTGTATTATATCGAAATGTTCTACAAGTTCCTGTAGCCTTATCATAAGTGTACCCATATGCTTCACATTGTAATTGGTTTGGAGTTATTTCATTTAATGCTCCACCTGAAGCTCTATTATTATCTGTAAAGGTTACAACACCAAGAGGTGAAACTGATAAAGGCTGTACTGAAAACCCTTTTATGTCTAGTAGTGGTCTTAACTTTCCCATTATCCTATTAATATAAATTCAACGGTTGCTAAGTCGTTTGGTTTGTAATCAATTTTATTGACTCTAAACTCTCTGTTCTTAATCATAACTTTGTCATTAAATTTAAAAGTCGCTATGTCCCCTGCATTTAATGCTACTTTTATTGTCATAGTTCTAGTGTTTGAATTGTAAAGCTCTGAGTAATATGGTAGCCAAAAAATGTTAAAGAGATTACTTGTTGGTGAATTCCCAAGACCTTGTGCTAATTGACATTCTCCGAAATTATAATCTGCAGTTTCAGGGGTTGTAGGTACTTCATCTAAATGACTAAAGCGTAAGTATTGGTCTTCAGCCGCATCACCTAAAACTCCATTCTGTTTAGGAACAGTATATACACAACTTACTAGGTCGTGCCTTAAATTGTTGTACATAATTCTAGGGCTGTTATCAAAACCTTCACTTCCTTCATCATTTTTTGCATACATTTTTGGTATTATAAAATCTGAATATTGTGGCATTAAAGGTGCGCATACTGTAGCAGCAAAAGGTTCTGCTACTATTTCATCTTCACCTGTTAAGACTGTTTTCTGTCCGTTAAAGTTTGTTGAAGCATCCCATTTTTTACTACCGTATAAATGACCGCCAACTTGCTCTTTATATCTTGTAAAACAAAAGTCATCATCATCTTCTACAAATTTAAAAATAGTCTTTTTGTTTAAATCTGTTAAAGGTTCTAATTTCATTTGAGATACATCTATCTTATCTGTCCAATCATAGGTAATACCTCTTTCAGCTAATGTAGTTCCTGTTGAGTATAAATTACCCATAAAGACATCTACATATGGTTCTATAAGCAAGTTATTAGGGTTGTCAGGATCTACTAATGTCACTAAGTTAAACATAGTCATTATTCCTTTTAGGAAGTCCCATTGCCCAAGTTCACCTCTTAATGTTTGTAATAAAGTTTCTGTTGTTGATAATACATACCCTATTGAAACTACAAGATTTGATATATATTGCTGTGAGTTACCTGCTGTACTTTTGTATTGAAATTCTAATGTATCACCTTGATTTAAAGTTAAACGCAAAGTTTTCTGCCAAGGTACTATCATTGGCCCTGTATTTATCCAAGGTGTATGATAAGCACTGTTTATCGTATTCCCTGATGAATCTTTATGTGACCAATAGTATTGCAAAGCAGCAGAACCGTTTAAGTTAGTTACATAAAATTCAGTTTCTATTGTATAGGTTTGATTGTCATAAGCTGCTGTAAATTTGTGTGTTGTGGTGTCATACCCTGCATCACTAGGAAAATCATTATCAAATATAAATAACGACTGAAAACTACCTGTAGATGTATTTATAGGATCACCTGATGCATAAGAACCTTCACCTGTTTCAGGAGTCCTATCAGAACCCCAATTAAAGTCCATGTATAAATCTTCAAACTCATTACCACTTAAAAAATTAGACGTGTAAGTAAAAGGAGTATCAGGAGCATTAAATATTCTATCTATTAAATACTTCATGTTTATCCAAGGTCTGAATGCGCATTCTAAATTAGGCAATACAGGGTTTCCTGAAGAGCTAACTGTGTACTGATGATTCCAATCTACAAAAGGATATTTTACAGTTGAACCATCTCTAAAACCTGATGTTGATGGATTTGTAAATATATCTACTGACACCCAAGTATTTCTAATGTTAGTGTAATTATATGCGTGTTCTAGTTCAGTAAAGTCTAAGTCACTAAAGGTTCTATCTTTTAAAACGTCTGCCAATGCTGTCACTTCAGAATAAAGGTTTACATTGTAACTTATTTCACCATCCTTATCACTTACATCTATCATTCTCATATAGCCTTCAAATAATAAGAACCCATCTTGTTTCAAAACACATTTAGTCTTAACGTAAGGGTTGAAGATAATACCATCATCAGACCTTGTTATTTCATACATTTGGTCAAAAATTCTATTGTTTCTTTTTGTTGCAGGTAAGTTAAAAGCCTTAGAGTATGATTGTACCTGTTCTGCTACATTTTTAAAATCATCTACACTAAGAGTTAAAGGAATATCTTCATCTTCATAAAGGTCACATATCACTTGACCATTATCTAAAAGTTGTATTGCTCCTGATGATGTAACTGCTGATGGTGTTACTGATATGCTACTTATTGTAACGTTATTAGATATGGTATTGAAGTAGTTAATCATTATGGTATTATCAGCAGCTGTTGCTGTAAAAGTATAAGAAACCTGTGATGGAGCTGTATTTGATTGAGAAGCTACCAAAGATGTTCCATCAAAAATATTAACAGAAATAATACCACTAGCAGGGTTTGAAATATCATTAAGAATAACAGTATATTGCTGACCAACTATTAAATTAGAAAGCCTTTGATAGACTCCTGATAATGTTAATGTTGTGTTTGAATTTAAAACTAAATTCCCTGAAGTTACAGTCGGTAAGCTAGGTGTTCCTGATGATGTTGTTCTGAACCGATACCAAGTATTAATAACAGATGGTGGTTGATTTGTAAGAACATCTAATGGAACATTACTTGCAGAACTATCATAAGAGCTAGTAGAACCTAAGTCTGAGAAACTTATTCCATTTACAACAAAATCATTTGCTATGCCTGAAAGAGGGTTTGAAGTTCCATCAAAACTTTGGGGGTATAATATTAGTTGTACTGACATTAGACGGATTGTGTTCTTAGTGTTTTACTTTTTTCTACTTCAAATGTGTATTGCATTAGCTTATCATTTGCAATAGTCTTTCTTGTATAACTAGAAGTTGTAAGCCTAACAGGAGTTATATATTGGTTCAATGCTGAGTCAGTTACATCACTTTGAGACCCTTCTATTATATTAACTTCAGGGCTGTTTATAAGCTCCTCAAACCACTCAGATTCTGACTCATTAACAAAGTCTGTATTCATAGTTATCTTTTCAGTAGCATTAACTCTAAAGGCTTTTTTACCACCTCTGAAGCTGTCTAGTCTATAAGCTGATTCATTCCAAGTTCCTTCTAATTGTTGATATGTACTTCCCTTAGTAGATATCATTCTAGTTGACTTCATAGTAAATGTGTAGTAATCCCAAGTGCCCCATTGATTTAACCAACAAAGTCTTATCGACTCATAACCTTTAACGTTTGGGCAATTTACATTTATTGTATATAACTGTGATACAGCGCTTTCATCTTTTTTCCTAGCTTGAACTGTATAATAACCTCCATAAATTGTTTCAGCTAATTCTAAGGCTTGGAATTTTGTACTCCAACCTAGTAAATTAGAAGGATATATACCTGCATATAAAACTTGATTAAATGCTTCTAGTCTTTCAGAATAATTAAAAGCACCTCTACTTTTATTTGCTGTACTTCCTTCTTCGTCTAAAGGGTCTCCATTAGAATTATAATACTTAAAATAAAGCTCATAAAAACCATCAGGGTTTTGGATTTGGTCATATATTTGCATTGACATCAAAATACCTACTGTTCCGTAGTCTTGTATATTTGCATATTGTGTAGTAGGTGCATTTGTTAGAAAATACTTACTTGTAGTACCAAGTCTGAACTTTGATAAATCATAACCAAATTGAACAGGGGTTGGAGTAGCACTATACGTAGAGTTTCCTAATATTAATTCATCTGTACTTTTTAAATACCCATTAAAGATTACATTCCAATCAGTAAGTCTTTGTTGAACTTGTATTAATGTATTGAAATTAGGGTTTGGAGTAACTCCATCTGCTAAGAAGTTGTTTCTATCTAAATGCTCAGTCTTAAATTTAATTGTTACACGTCTTACAAGATTTTCATTACCTGAATAAGTATCTATCAAATGAAGTATTCTTGGTGATGTTTCTAGGTTTTTATTGAGTTTATAAGAACTGCCTGTAACTCCACCATCTTGAGATGGTCTTGCTAGGTTGTCACTTTTTACATAGCTTTCAAGAATAGGTCTGAAGTCAAAAATACCAACACCTTTATTGTTTGGGGTTGTTTTAAAAGTTCCAATAAGTTGGGTTGATGAAGAGCTAACAGATGGTGGTAATCCTGAGCTTACATAAACATAAGCAACAAATTTAACATTATATTCTGTTGCTACTATTAAGTCATTTGATATTGCATAGATTATCGGTTGACCTACAGGGTATTTGTCATATCTAGGTTTCTGTTCTATGATTGTTGCCATTTATTTTTGTTTTGTAAATGTTGTTATGTAATTTTGTATGTCTAACTTGAGTATATCTAGTATGTCTTTTTTAAGTTTTGTGTATTCTATTCCTAAAGGTTTTTGGAAAAAGCTAAGGCTTTTGATTCCATCTCTTTTTATTTTCCTGCTAATTAAATAAGCAAATCCTGATATGTATTGACCTGTATTCTTAGATCTACCTCGCCCAAGTCCTTTAGGTTTAATGCCTTTTCTTTTAATCCACTTAGATAGTATATCAATAGGTGGTCCCTTAGTAGTATAACTGTATGAGCTTTTTCTAGTCTTTCCTTTTGTGTCTGTAAATGATCTTTTGACTTTAGTTCCTGAAACTCCTTCATCTAAATAAGTTCCATAATCATCCATATAGAATTTAGTTTCAAAGCCTTGTGCTGTTGGTTCTACTTTAAATCTAATTGTCTTTTCTAAAGCAGTATTGCCCTTTTGATTACGAAGACTTTTTTTAGCTTCACCTACAACTTTTGCTCCAAAGTTGTTTAGATACCTTTCAAGACTAGATGCTTTCATTATACAAGTCCTGCAAAGACTTCTACTTGAACATCAGTTGTTGCTGATGGTCTTACTTCTACAGTAACTAAATCTTCTAATGTAGGAAAATTAGGTGTAGTGTCTGCTTCAGCAATCATTACTTCTTCAGCTTGAAATAATACATGAGAACCACCTGCTCTTACAGTTACTTGATAGTTTGTAGCTGCTGTTACAAAAGCAACTTTCATATCTTGGTCTGTACTTAAATTGGTAATTCTAAAGTATTTACAATTTTCAACATCTAAAGCTCCATCTGCTCCGTATGGTGTTGAATTAAATACTGCTACTGTTGTAGTTTGGGAATGTGTGCAAGTTAATATTCTTTCAAATACATCTACTATATTTGAAGTTGTGATTGAATTACTTGAACCTCGTAAGGAGTTATTCAATGTAACGCTCTCTGTAATTGTTGTTACTAAGTCTGCCATTATTATAATTTTATTGTTATTTTAAAAAATCCTATTTCTATTCTATATTTACCTATTTTAAACTTCATTAGTACCCTGCACCCCTATCTCTTAAAGGAATGTTACAAGTTTGGAAGTCATTCTGTACTAATATTCCTATTTGAAAAACGTGACCACAACAAAGATTGTCAAACCTTTCTTGGAATGGTTCTATTGTAAATTGGTCTTGTGTAAAATAAAAAGGCTCATTAATATCATTTACGCCACCTAAAGATTGTAATGTTGAATGTCTAAATATGCCAATAATATCTGTTGCAATTTGTAGTGTTTCATTAAATACGTCTTGTTCATTGCTTAAAGTTTTTACTAGCTTTGTGAAGTTATCATTGTTGGTCATTAATTTTCCTCTGTTGTCTGTCCAATCAGACTTTTCAGCAACCATATCCATAACAAAGATTTGAAAGTTGTATGTGAGTTGACTATCACCTGTAACTACATTAACAGGATTGATGTGCATTAAAGGGAATTTGGTGTTCTTTTCCAAGTCTACATCCCAAATGTCACCTACAGATGTAGTATTTATTTGGTTGTGAAATTCACCAACCCTTAAAAGAGTATTGATTACATTATTATAAGTTTTGTTACCTACCATTTAATTTTGTTTTTTGACTTTCATTTAAGTCTGTTTCATAACTAAGCCAAGTCAAGCACTCTAAAAGCCCTAGATTTGTTATGCTTTCTAATTTACTTATGTCTTCATTACAGAGTCTGTGCATTACTCCAAACCAACCCCATTTCTCACTTACACTTTCACTGACGATTGAGTCTTCGTTTCCTTCAGCTTCTGAATCAAATATGATTGAGAAGTCTCCGACAATTCGTTCACGAAACGATAAAAAAAAACCAATGCACTTTGCACTTGCTCTGCTGACATCTTTTTCATCTTTTCAGCTCGGATAGTTAAATCACCCCCATAGGCTTTGATAGAATAGACTTCATTTTCTTTTTCTACAATTGGCCTATAAAGTATTGCCATAACTTCAGGCAAGTGATTTTCAATTCCTATTTTTATAAACGTTTCCAAATCTGCATATTCACCTAAAGTGATATCATCTAAATTAGGATGAAACCCATACTCAACCCCATCTATTTCAATTATCTTTGTTAAAGAACTGTCTTGCTTCTGTTGTAGCTCTGATACTTTTTCCATAATAACAGCTACATCTTTTAAACTAAGCTGACTGATTAATTGCTTAGGTATGTCTGACATAGCAGCTATTGTTTCTTCTGCTTCCTTCGCTTTACTTCCTGTCTGAAATTCAATTAATTTTAACCACTTATCAAGAGTTACATCTGACCAACTATTTATAAGCTTGAACTCCTTTGTCTTTCCTTCCTGCTGAATTTTGACTTTCATCATAATATAATAGAAAAAGTTTGTTTTTAGTTTAAAGTTTGTATATTTGCCAAGTTTTCTTTCGTTTCATATCTGTTGTTAAGGGGGTTGTCTTTAAGGCACCCCCTTTTTATTGAACAAAATACTTTCCAAAGTTTCCATCAATTTCATAATACATTCTCATTGCTAAAGCATCTGAATAGTCAGGAGATCTACCTATTATGTCTTTGATAGTTTCTTTAGGAACTATTTGTAGTTTATTATCTTTGTCTGCGTCTTTCATTCTTACTTGCTCACACTCTTCAATAATATTATTTTTTACATTTATATCAGGACAACTTATTCCTATCTGAGCTTTGTTAATTAATTCAGCCAACTTATAATAACACTGAGTCTTTAGGTTCTGATAGTTTTCTTTTTTTAATGGTCTTGCATTATTAGTAAATCCTTGACACCTGAGAAAATCTTTAGCCCCACCCCCAACTCCATCTTCATCTATAATAATATTGCGTAATGGTACACCGTTAGTCTGTTGTAATTGCCTTACTTCGTCTACAACGTCATTTACAGCCGATTTAAGCAACGTTCGTATCTTTTTAATATGTAACCCTTCCCAATACATAATAACTGTCTTATCAGCCCCAAAACGTGCTACATCACAACTTATGTATTTTTGTCCTTCTATTCCTTTTTGAGTAAACATATTGATTATAGCATCATATTCAATTAAATTATCTTTACTTGCATCATATTCCCAATTCCCAAATAGTAACCTTTGTTTACTTAGTTCATCTAATGTTTCTAACTGAGTCTTGTAATACTTAGAAATAAATTCATTATCATCTACAAGGCTCTGAATAAACTTTCTATATGGTTTTTGTTTCCCTTCTTTTGATGGTCTGTAGTATTGAGTGTACACCCAATTCTTAGCAGGATTACAGGTCATTAGCATCTTTGGAATTAATCCATAGTCATCTAACTTGTATCTCATTCTTGAAGCTACAATATTTTTTGCTTTCTCTGTTATCTGATTTGCTTCATCTATAAAAGCCCCTGTTATTTCCAATGAACCTAAGTTGTCAAAGTTCCTGTCACTTGGGTACAAGAATAAATCCTTTAACATTATTTCTGATTTATTATAAAACTTTATGATGTTAGATCCTCCATTGAAATTATAATGTTTGTTAGCTTTCAAACCCCACGCTTCACATACTTCTAAGAAAGTATTGAGAGTTGTTTTTTTAAGACTATCCAATTTTGACCTGCCCATTAAATACCTAGTCTTTGGATATTTTAATGACATAAGAATTAACCAACTACAACCCACCCAAGACTTTCCACCACCTGCTGCTCCACCAAATAATACTTCCGTAGTAGTTTTATCAAATAGATATTCTATTGCTTCTGCTTGAGTACTTGTAAATTCTGTATCAATATTCAACTCCCTTGATATTTACATTAATTTTTATAGGTTCATCACCTGAGCTAAGGTCAAGTTCTGATCTTTCTACATACCCTCGTCTTTTTCCTTTAGTCTTTAAAAAGAATATTGTAGCTGAAGTATTTCCATCTCCAATCTGTTTATGTAACTGACTTTCACCAAAGTCTAGTGCTATATTTTCTATGTCTTTTACAGCCTTAGCAAAGTCCTCGTCTTCTTTTAGCCATTTATAATATGTTGAACGTGGAACATCTGCTGCTTTACAGGCTACCGTTACCACCCCTAAACTATTCTCTAATGCTTTTAAAATGCTTTCCTTTTTTATATGTCTACTTTTGTCCATTATTATATTTTAGTGTCATACCATAATTATTTACTTTATTTTTAACTTGATATGATTGTTTTTTAATTAATTTCGTTTTTTTAAATGGTGTATAATCAACGTGGTGATGTATTCTACCAAATCTAAATGTAAGTCTTGATACGTCAGGGTGTATATCTACTTGCATTTGGCTCTTTGGCAAAGTCCCTTCTTTATCATAAAACTCTGCTGAGTTTCCACCTCTTAATACTTGTGTAGTGGTTTTTAGTTGCATAAAAGCATTAAATTGAATTGTACAATATCCTGCTTTTAACATATCTAAACTCAATATAGTATCTTCATTATAGCGTCCCCTCCATTTAAAAGGTACATCATTCTTAATTAAATTGCAGCTATATATTCTAGTATTTTTAACAAATGGTGGTACAGCTTGTTTACGTGGCACGAACATATAATAGTTTGGTCCTGCCATTGCTACATTCTCATACCTTTCTACAAAATCTTCCATAGCTTTAAATCCTGCACCATTTCCCAAAGGTATTTGTAGATTGTTATTCATTCTCAAAAACCTATCTATGTTGTCATCCATTACCCAATGATATTCAAATCCATTTTCCTTAGAATGCTCCCAAACAAAGTTTCTTGCTGCACCCGGTCCTGTACTTTTAGATCTTCCAAGTTTATCTAAAACTTCATATTCATCTAAATATTTTTCAGGCAATATTAATATCTTTTTTTTATCAATTACAGCTGAATAATCTTTGTAGTCACTTTTTTCTATGACAATATTATAAGGCACATTCATCTTTTCTAATGCTTTACTTGTCAGCCTACTATCTGCTCTGCCTTTTGAAACTATATATAATGGATATTTGGGATTCATCTAATTTTTTTAATAGCTTTTATCATATAAAATTGATCTCCAATCTTTTCCAAATATATGCTCTGCTTCTTTAGCTAACAAACAATCATCTTTTAATGTTTCCCAAAAGTCACTATCTACACCTGAAGATTTATTAAAAGCACTTTCAAAAAAATGATGTACTATAAAAGATTTTTTAAAAATCTCATTAATATCAGGAAGAGTATGACCAAACAATTCTGTTTTACCATCTAGCCTTGTAGGTGATTCTAATGAGTAACATTTGCCCTTTCCAAGCCAAGCAGGTAATGGGTGAAAATACAAAGGCTCATAAACTTTTGCATTTTTGTCGTGTATTATTAATTTTTTTACTGTCCAAATGACATAGTTCCAAGCCTTACTGTCTGTTTTAGGATCTTCCATTAATGTTTTCATTATTTTATGTGATAATGAAGCAATATACTTTGATATATTTTTACTAACTTTTAATGGAAAATTAAACAATGCTTTTCCATCCCAACTTTTATCATTAATATATAATGGTGGGTGAGCTTTTCCCCATTTAGGAGCAAAGCCGCCTGTTAGTTTTGAAGGCATAGAAGCAAACCAACCATCATCTTCAGGGGGCTTTCTAAGTATTACAGCATCCATATCTAAAACAACACCTAAGATCTCTGAAGCAACTTTAAGTCTTACTGCATCTGATATATGAGCTATGCTATGACCATTAACTAAAGAGCTAAACGCTTGTTTCGATGGAAATATTTCATTTGCATTTTTTACTTTTATACCTTTAGGAATCTGACCTTTGTTAAATTCTTGATAAGAGTAAAGTGTAGTATCATTATTTAATTTAATATGAGATGCTAAACTTAAATGGTGGAATGGTGAGATATTTATTTTTCTACTTGACCATTTATTGTGATCATTATCAATTCTCTTATCATAACTACTCCAAAATAAAATATATTTATTATTCATATGTCTTATCAAATTGCTTTACATCTTTTACTTCAGGAAACCATAATGATTTTGTTTTATCTGTTATTTGCTGATTTAATAATTTTGAAAAACTCTTAACATCATCTTCATTTTTAAAAGATACAATAAGTTGTCTTGTCGGCATCTTATTCTCTTGATTAAATTCAGGCATATCAGTCCACTCTAATTCAGCATCTAGCTCATTTTTATCATCTTGATTTTCCCACACATCTAACCCCCATTCAGTTATCTTAATAGTATTCCATTCATTACCTAACATTGCCCAATCCCATTCTCCAAAACCTACATTATCTTTAACAATAAATTCTTTTTTTTGTTCCTCCGTAAGTCCTTCAGCTACTTCAATCCATATATCTTTAATTCCTGCTTGTTTGCTAGCTTTTAATCTCATATTACCACCTAGCACTACCATATCCTCATCTACTACAATAGGTCTGAGTTTTAGCATTTCAGGAAACTCTTGTATTGATTTTACTAACTTTAAAAACTTATCGTTCTTAATAATTCGCGGATTACTTGGGTTGCTTTTTACTTTGTTTATTTTAACTTGTTTTTTCATAATATAATATAATTTATTGTTATTTGTTTAATAGTCTTCATTTATTCCACGCTCACCACAAAGTTTTTCTTTTGCTCCATCCCATAGCATATCACGCCTTTTGCTAAGGCTAGGCTCTGTACGTTTAAGGTTAGGCATTCCATCTTCAGGCTCAGAGTCCATATACTTACCACACCCACATTTAACATCAGTTACCCATTTACCATTAACAAAGATAATCTTAGCTTTTGATACTTCTTTTTCTTCTTTTCCACATTCGCAAGAATATAAAGTCATTGTGCTAAACTTCCTGTTTTAGTGTCGCTTTTCTTATATAGCTTGTCTAGCTCAAAGTGCAAATGGTTTATGGCTTTCTGTATATCTTGTTCAGCAGGGTTTCCTTCTTTTTTTCCTGCTCTCAATAGGTAGCTTACAGCCGTTCCTACATTGTAAGATAAGTTGAAGTCTTCAACTACTTTACGTGCTGAATATCCATACTTTTTTCCTGTATAGTAACTTGGTTCTGTTGTTTCTTTATAATTTATCGGCATCATCTAATTTTTTTATGTTATTATATATTTCGGCATTATTTTTTTTAGTTATTCTGTAGTTTAAATACAAAAGCAATACCCCACTTATTGAAAACACTAAAGCTAGTAACAGTAATATTTTCATTTTTCTAAAAGTTTTAAAAGTTGTTGACTTGTGTATATTCTATCATCACCACTGTAGTTTTCATAGATACAAGTGAAGTTTTCATCTTCACCTCTATCCCAAGTCCAAAGGCTTTTTACATTCTTTTTGATATGAAACCTCAGAACAGACTTTATTGATTTGTAGTTTTTTTTTAGTTCGGCCATATTATAATTAATTTATTCATTGTATTTTTTGTACAGTTTTTTTATTCCATCAAAACAAGTTGAAAGACAAGAACCGCAATTCGTCCCTGTACCATAGTTAGTCATATATATTGTATTGTAAAGTTCAATCATTCTTTTTTTAGTAGCAACATTTTTAGCCCTTCCTGTTTTTAAGTCTTTCCAAATATCAAGGACTTCATCTATTAAGTGTTGTGGTAAATCATCAGGAGCTGTAACTTCTGTAGTTTTATCCCAATACTTCTGAGGACAAGCCATAGGAGCAAGACGTGCCTTCAATTTCATAAAACACAAACACCTTTTGCAGTTTCCTGTAGGTTTAAAATAATAAACACACTCCCTGCATATTGCAAGGCGTTCTTCATATATTTCATCAGGTACAAAAAACTTATTCATTTAGCTTCTTTTTTAATATATTGCGCACCTTATCTATTGTAGTAAAAAGACTGTTACGACTTATGTTAGTCTTTTCTGCTAGTGAGTCAAGTGTATTACCTTCATAATAATACAGCTCAAAAACTTGTTTATCATACCAAGTGACTGACTCTAAGGCTTCATCAATTTCTTGTAACTTAGTCCATTGCCACTTATCTACTTTAACTTCAGGAATATTGTAAATGCTTTTATGGTCACCCATAGTTGTATTGGTTTCATAATAGTCTTGTACAGTATTGTAATATTTGTCATACTTATAATAAAATGAGCTTCTTGTACTCGTTAGAGAACGTCTAAGAGCTACAGCTCCATACTTTGTTATTCCTTCTATTCCGTCATTATCATAAATTGATTTTAAAGTCTTAGGATTCATTTGTAAAAAATACAACATTAGTTCCTGAACAGCATTATCAATTTGGTTCTTATCTGTTGTTAAACCAAAAGCCATAGTCCTAAACTTTTCTGAGAGCTTAGATATTTCTAAATATATATCATTCATCTTCAGGTTCTATTGAGTCGATCTTGTCTATTGTTTCTTGTAGTAATTCATCTAAGACTGCTTTGTATGCTCGGATAATTGCCCTGTTTTTTTTAGTTTCTAAAGCTGCAAAATATCCATTAGTTGCAACTGAAACATTAATTGGAATTATCATTAACCAATCAAAGAAGTTGTGTTCTTTTGTTCCTGCTCCATATGAATTATGATATTCTAAAATCAGGTCAATTACTTCTAAAAAGTTTTGGTGTCTTGCTTTTGTACTTGTTTCTTTTACAAACTCTTTACACATTAACAAATAAGTTTCTATTGCTTGTTGATGTTTCTGATTTGCGTAAATCGTTTTTTGCATACACAAACTTAACAGAAAAGTTCACTCAATATCTTTCTCTTTTTTTAACTTTTCAACAAGGTTTTTGTAATAACTGATTTTTTCTTCATAATCTACTCTAGTAAATTTTACTGTTGACTTAGCTAAGAATTGTAGTTCTTCTGCTTTTCCATCACCATACTTAGCATCTAAATTCAAAGCAAATTTATATTGTTCGCCCTGCTTAAACATATTGCAGCCTACACATTGAGGTTGACAATTCTCTTCATCAAACCTTGTAGCTAGAAAACTTCTTGATTGGAAATGACCGCATTGCATTCCTTTTTTATAATACTTAACAATTCCACAAGTAAAGCATTGTACAAGCCCTTCATCTGTAGCATCTCTAAGTCTTATGTAAAGACTGAACCATTTGTCTAGATCCTTTTTTAATTTAGATATTGTCTTCAATTTTAATCAGGTTTCTTTTGTCAATTTTTACCATTAGTTCAATATCGTGTGTGCTTCCTTTTCTTTTTTTGCGACCTCCAAAATAAAATTCACCATTCAGATTTTCAATTCTTTGATAAGCTATACAATCATTAAATGCCCATATTATAGCTACAGGTTTTTTGTGTTTTATTTGTTCTGATTGACAGTCTACTAACTTTCTCATTGATACAACTACAAAGTCTTTGTCATCATAATTACTATGAACACCCTTGACTTCAGCTAGTCCAATAAATTTAGTGTTTTTTCTAAGGAATGAATCAACAGGAGCAAAGTCACTATTCTCTGTAAAAGTCATATTAAAATGATTACAAAATACTTTTAAAGCATCTGTTTGTCTTAATCTATTTTCTGACTTTTCAAACTTCACCTTTGCTTTCTCCTATTATTTGGTATGTATCTTAATGGATATTCAAATCCAAACTGCATTTTAAAAGAGCTACACTTATTAGGATTGTAGATCTTTTCTTTTTCTTTTTCCTTTTTCTTTTTCATTCTCTAATTTTTTTATTTTATTTTCTAAAAATTCTATGTACTCTACATTTGATTTATTAATATGTAAAGCAATGTCTAATTGTGGTATATGCTTTCTCAATATTTCTATATACTCATTATTAATTTCTTCTGTCATTTTAATAGCTTAATTGGTTCTTGATAATAAGGTACATTCTTTTGTTTTAATGTATGTACTTGATAATATGCATCATCTATCACTTTCTTATGAGCATACACCCATTTGTAAAATGTCCTTATATTTAAGAATGGCTCATCCTTTCCAAACCTTACACCTAATCTAAAGGCATCTTGTATTTGGTTAAATGTCATCTTGCCAAACCTTTTCTCTTGTATTAAGTCTGTGGCAAAGATCTTACTCAGACTAGCTAGAGTCTTTGCATCTGTTCTGTGTCCTATCTCAACTGAAGTTAAAGCTACTAAGTCTAACACTTTTTCAGTAAGGTCTTGAAGGTTTTCTTGTTTTAATGGTTTCATAATAATTTTTTAGCTTGTTCATACTGACTTATCTGTGCGTCTAATTTAGACATTGTTTTTGGTTTCTTTTTATCACCTCGTTCCCAATTTCTAACTGCTGACCTCCAACATTTCATTTTAGACTTTCCTACAAACCAACCTTTACTTTCATAAAAATCATAAAAAGCGAAAGCATCTACTTTGTTTTGCCTTTCTGAACAATAAATATCAATATCTTGAACTGTTGGCTTTTTAAAATATTTATTATTTATTTTTATTTCTTTATTCTTATTAATAGTTGTGTAATTTTTACAGGACAAGTTGTTTAAAATTTGAACAACTAGTTCTTCATTTATTTTAAAGTATTGTTTTGCAGGTATTCCCATACGCTTAACTTCTATCAGTTGGTGCTTTTTAAGCTCTTTAATACACTTTCTCTGATGATAAGGATTAAGAGTAGTGTCAGCTTGTATATTAGCTTCTGTATTAAAAAACCATCCGTCTGTTATTCCACCATTATCTATGAAATATTGTTCTTTTGAAATTAGATCCGCAAGTAATATTGCGGCTTTTAATCCTATTTGCCTTGCCAATTCCTTGTTTAATACTATAAATGCTGTACTACTTAGAAGGTGTTTCATATAATCTTAAGTTCATATTGATAATTTTTGAGTGCTAATTTAATATTTTCCAATTGATTTGAGAAGTCAAAGTAAGAAGTTGTTATGATACACATAGCTTTTCCACTTTTTACTTCTATAAAAACTTGGCTTTTTGCGTTTTCCTTTACTCCATTTTTTAATAGATGAGCTTTTAAAAAATCATCATCTATAAAAGATTTTTTTGAGGTTTCTAGGTTTTTGTAGGCTACATAAACTTTATTAAAAGCATTTCTGTATTGCCCCCAAGTAGCATAATTATGTTTATGCTTTTTTTCGTAATGATAAATCAAAGTCCTATGCCTATCTAATACTTCGGCAATTATATCACGCTTTGTATGATCTTCCATTCTACTTATAACACTAGCAATAGATCTAGCTATGTTCAGATTCTGCTTCCTGCTTTTTAAAGCAAGAGAATCTTTAGGCAACCCCAAAACTCTCGTAGTGAGGTCGCATAAATTTATAAAGGTTTCTTGTTCTATCATTAGAATGGTAAATCTGATTCATCTTTACTACCTACTGTTTCTTCGCCCATCTTTGCTATGAACCAACCATCTATATTATGATAATACTTTCCATTGTATTCTCTTGATGATAAGTTGATTGAAACACTAACTTCTGAGCCTTCCTGAATATCTCTTATCTGCGCTACCTTATCACCAAAGAAACTGACTACAACTTCTTTATTGTATTCCGTTCCTGATTGTTCTATCAAGATTGATTGTTTCTCCCAAGCCTTTCCTGACTTAGCTGTTCCTGTTTCTCTATCTAATTTTTTTACTAATTTACCTGTAATTTTCATTTTTTTTATTTATTGATTAATATTTCTTTTTAAAATCTTCTGCTTCATCTTCACCAAAAACTCCTAGTTCGTAGAATCCTGTTAGCTTCAGAACTGCTCTTGACATAGCTCTTTTCTCTGCCATTTCCATTACATACCAAGTGTTAGTGTTTCCATCTTGATATCCTTTTCCTTTTAAAGCTGAACCAAAAGTTTGTATTGTAACTTCATTAGATCCTCTTAATATTGATGCATTTGCTTTTACAACACAAAAATCTTTTTCACAATTAATGACTTCATAGTCAATAGTTATTCCTTCTATGGCTTGAATTTTATCAATACCACTTCGTGTGATAATGATATAATGTTGATGTTTAAATACATCATCTTTTGTAAGGTTGTATCGTTTATACTTTTCCTTTAATACTTCTGTTTTCATATCTGTATAATTTAGTTAATAATTCTGTGTAAAGATAATATTTTTATTTAGATCTTATATGTTTTATGACTTGTTTTTTAATATATTTTAGCTGCTCTGTATCAATCCAATTTAGAAAGTCATAAGCATCAAATACTACTTGAAAGTCTTTTCCATATTCGTCTGTTCCTCTAAGGTATAATTCACCATCACAACATTGAAAGGTGTTAAGGTTATTCATAGCCTTGTGTATCAATTCGTTTTCCATTAGTTTATGTTTAATATTAAAGCTCCATTTTTTTGGTTATACATATCTTCATATTGCTTGAGCTTTTTAGCAATAATGATATTTCGTTCTTTATTATAAAAAAATGTGCCCTCCTTTTCTACTTCGTAAGTGTAGCACTCATCAAGATTTAATTCTGTTTTTTTAATGTATTCATTTAAGGCTCTATTGATTTCTGTTGGAGTTCCAAAGATCCTAATTGCTCTACCTATCTCTTGGACATCGTGGTCAAAAGATAGTAGCTGACTTTTCCATTTTGATACTGTAGTGTATCTGCCATTTGGATAAAAGTAGAAGTCTTCGCATTTTAATTCCATAATTTAATAGTTTAATTGTATGTGTAGCAGTACTGAAGCTACTGTTAATATTATAAGAGAAGTGTATAAAAGCCAAGATGGTATTCTATCTATGAGCTTTTTCTCTGTGTCTTCTATCTTGTATTTTTTGTAATCGTTCTTGAATACAAAGGTTGCTAGTTCTTGTGCGTTCATTATATGAACTGCTTTTGTTAGCTTATTAGTTACTTTGTATTGTGATCCTGTTGTAATGTTTAAGTTTTCCATATCTGTTTTTGATGTTAAAGTTAATAATTTTTTTAAAAGTTCTGAATTATGAAGCTATCTTTTCCTACAGGTATTGTATGCGTGTAGTCTTGTAGCCCATCTAAATCTACTATGTCTTGGTATTTTTTACAGGTGTAGTTAGATTTAAACTCATTTAGATCTTCGTACTCTGTGTATTCGCAACATAAAGCTATTGGATCAAATTCTAGCTCGTGTCCTGTGTCCTCTTCATATTGCTCTAAGTCTTCAAAGAGTGCTTGTAATCCTACTCTGCTAAAGTTATTTGGTCTGTTAATTTCAAACCATCTTTTAAATTCGTACTCGTTAACATTTGTTTTCATCTTCTTTCTTTTTTAAGTTAATATTATTTTTTTAAATACAAAAAAAGCCCTAAAATTTAGGGCTATACTTTATCTAACTATTTCTGAAACTATTGGGATATTTATTTCTAAACCTCTTCTTTTTAGAGCCAACACGCTTTTAGAATTTACTACCTCCTTAGTATCATCCCATCTAAAATATGAGCTGTATCCATAAGAATTTCCTGTTGGGTATTGAGAAATAGTTCTACCTAGATTTAAACCTTCCTGTATCTTTTTCATTTTCTTTCTTTTTTAATTATTATTATTTCTTTTGATAGTACAAAGATATAACAAATAAAGTTGTTAACCTAATTTTTAACTAAGTATTTAACAAATAATGTAAAGTGCTAGATACAGCAGTTTTAAATGTTGTCTAGTATGTTACTATTAAAAAGGTCAGAAAGTGCCTAAAAAGGCTAAAGGGTACTACAAATTAAGCAGTATAATGACTAATATTAAAAGCATATACATTAAATAAAGTTTTATGCTTGGATTTTCATCCATTATAAAGGCATTAAAAGATTTAAAGGTGTTTCGCCATTATTTAAGACTACAGCGCATCCAACAGCAGGTCTTTTGCCATATTTAGCATAAGCCATAGCGTAAGACTTATGATTGATTCCACAACCGACCTGAGTTCCAAACACTCTGAACTTCTTGCCGACATAATGTTCTGTATAGCATTGCGTATGTAAATGACCTTGTACTGTATTCATCATATCAGCACGACATTTAGTTCTAGCCGTTCCACCTTCACCGTGAATGTACTGAACATCATCTTGCTCATAGCGTTCTATAAAATCCCAATTAGGAGTTCCTAAGACTTCTTTGTATGACTTGATCCATTTGCTTGGAATAGCTGAGGTCTGTGCTTTTCTCATTATAATTCGGTCGTGATTTCCAATGATTACTTTAGTGCCTTTTTCGTCAAAGGCGTTGTACCATTTAGAAAGTTTTTTTATAGCTAGATCTAACTCATCTGATCCACCCATACCATCAGCTGAGGTTTCGTGATATGAGCTATAATGATTGTCTATAACATCACCTATGAAGATTGTTTGAGTACAATTATAAGACTCATACTGTTCTAAACAAAAGTCAAGATAGCCATCAAGACAGAATGGCTCATGAAGGTCACCGACAACTAGAACATTTCTAGCTTCGGCTCCCCTCATTTTTTCCAATGCCACTATCTCGTGTGGCTTTAATCTGTATCTGTTATTTTTTAGCAACGTCTGCTATTCCTTGTCCTACTACTAATGTCAATAGTGCATAGTAAAGGTTGGTAGCTGTAGCTTCATCTACACCTAAGAATGTTACAATTACAGGCACAACTACTGAACTAACAGCATACCAAAACTTTTTTGACTTAAACATCTGTCCAATTAAAAATTTTTCTAAAAATTTCATCTTATTTATTTTTGATTATTAAATTAATATTTGTTCCGCCCAAATTAATGATTTCTTTCATAAGTAAATCCATTGCAAAAGTTGAGTTCTTAACATAGTCCTGTTTACTTACAAAGCCAACTAGGATACATCCGCTTGTGTCTTTTGCTGAATTCCCTCTATGAAATAGTATCCAATCTCGGTTGGGTACATCTTGAACTAAAAGATGCAAGTAGTCTCTTGTAGCTGATTCTCTTGCTAGTCTTATTCTTACCTTATACTCACCTTCAGGGATACAAGATATGTTTCTTTGGTTACCCTTCCAAGGGTTTTCTAATGTATCACACATACGTTCACCATTTAAGAAAAGTTCACCGACTGTGCTTTCTTCTGTAAATGTATCTCTTATGATAAGAAGATTGATTGTTGCCAAATTACTTGGTGTAGGTTGCGTACATTTTAACGCCCTTAATTTCTTTAATAAATTTTCTAACCACTTTATCATCTTTTATGATTTCAGGTTGATACTTAGGATTCAAACTATTCAATTTACGCTTCTTAGGCATTATTTCTTAGTGTTAAATTTCACAAATTTATATACTGTAAAAGCTATTGCCAACACTAAAGAAACAAGTGTTAAAACTTCATTGCATTCAGTTATGCTAAATGCTATGGCTGAACCATTAGCGAGTCCTACTTGTATTGTGTCTTGTACCTCTTTCATTTGTTTTATTTTTGGGCTTACTTTCCAAGTAGGATTTCAGTTTTGTTATGTTCTTTGGTTTTGTTTTGTAATGTTTCTTCATTATGTTAAATCAGAAGTTAAAAAGTTCCGTAATGTTAGTTTTGTTCCTTGTTGACTTGGTCTTTCTAAGTTCATTCCATTGTAATAGGCGTTTCTGTCAGGATTTACATCAGACCCTGAGTTGGTTGAGTATTTTGGAAAACTAGCTAGATTGTTTGTTACATAGTCAATCATTCGCTCAGTATAATATTCTGCTGTATTTCTCACCTCTTCACGCAGGTGCTGTGCTTCTTCTGTTGATAGACTTGTACCTGTTTCTGAAGTCTTAGAATAAATATTGCCATTTTCTATCTTGAAACGAAGAAATGGAATAGCGTGATAAAATGCCCAATTAGGAAGCATATCACCAATATAATCATCTACAAGAGTCTTATCATCTCCTGTTAAAGATCCTGCTACAATATGGTCTTTAAGATGTTTTGTTAAATCTGTACCAAGTTTAGTTTCTACATAGAGTTTTTGTGCCTGTCTTACATACGGAAGTAGTAAGTCGACATCTACATTTAAATTGATTGCGGTGCTATCTTTGAGCTTCGCTTCTGATATGAAGAGTACGTATGCCATAATTAATTGTAATATCCGTTATTTTCCATTCGTTGTGGTGCTATTGCCACTAGCTTATCGTTTCGTTTTGCTGTAAATCCTTCAGAAACAGCCTTAGTGTAGCCTATTAGCTCAGCATCTTTAATAGGTTGCTTTGCATTTCTTAGTGAAGTCTTGTAGATTTTACGCAAGAAAAAATGTCTGCATTGAGGTCCACCTTTGTATAAAAATATGTTATATGGTTCACCTTCAGGATATTCTGAAGTTGGGTGTCCAAATCCAAAATTAACTTTATTACTATCTACATTTACCAAGTCCTCTTTACGATATACTTTTTTAGCTGCTACCATTAATTCACAAAACTCTCTGCTTGTTCCTGATTTATTTACTAAGAAATTATCTGTAGCATAAACATATCTTACTTTGTAATAATCACTATAAGATTTATTGACACCGTCCTGACTACTTCTTGCATTTGGTCTTGCTGTTACAGTTTCTGCTAGTTCAATTCTTTTATTAGCTTCTTTGTTTAGTTCCTTTTCAAAGTCAAAATCATTATGCTCACCATCTACAACTTCTTCTTCTATTAGTTCCCAATCATCAGACATATCTTCACCAACTTCACTTATCCATTTTTCAAGTTCTGTTTTATTGCAACATACTTTTTTAGATAGTTCTGTAGCTTCTGAATGGTCCTTACAAGCCATATAAGCCGTTTTGCCTTCATATTCGTGTTCGTGATACCCTTTACACCCTAAAGTCTTTGCGTGAGCTTCAGCGTCTTCTATTGTGCTAAAAACAGGCTGACCATCTATCATTCCCACTTTGCTAAGTTTTACATCTTGTTCAACAGTATCTTCATTATCTAAAGGTTCAAGCCCAAGTTCTTCTCTGATTTCGTCTGTAGTCATTACTTCTCTGATAGTCTTAGAATCAAATTGTACTGTAATAGGTTTAAGCTGTACAAAGTTTACAGGTAAATCCATATTGTTTACTTGAAATATCTTCCGAAGGCTTTTAACTAATTGATCTTGGAATGGTTTAATAACAGTATTTAAGTAGAAATTTGCCGCATTTATGATCTCGTCTGTATTTGAAGAAAATCCGTTAGCAGAATCTATGCCCATAAGCGTCTTAGAGGTTACTCTGTGCCCACTTAAGATGTTTGAGGTTAGTAGCTCTTGGAGTGCTAAATATTGTTTATCTAAGTCGCTAGAATTGATTGGTGTAATTTCAGGAGTCCTTGTCTTATCGTCACTAAAAGTTAATACAAACTTGCCTGAATTATTTTCTGAGCAGAATTTTTCTGTTAAACTTTGTTCTATTTGGAATCGTTCTTCTTGAGTAGGAACGCCATTTGCAAAGCTAATCATAAAAGATCCTGCAAATCCATTTGAGATATTATTTAAATGGAACTCAGATACACGACCATCAATAAGTGCCCAATTATTACAACTCACGTAATCAGGTGTAAAGTATGAGTTCATATTAGGGCTATAAAGACCTGAATACATTATTTGATTTGCAGAAGTTCTATCATTAACATTAAAAGCAGGAACATAATAAGGTTTGTTCTGTCTAGTGTTTGACCAATCTGCTGAGATATAATACCCTTTAGTCTTGCCAAATTCATCAGGTCTTGCACATCTTAGCTTAGAAACATCAATGTGGTAGATTTCAGCGATTTGAGTTCTGTCCTTTGACCATACTATGTTAAGTGCAAATGCTCCTTGTAATTTAAAGTCAAAAGAAAGTTTCTTAATAACTTCGTGTAGGCTTTCATTTCCATTAGCCCTATTCATAAAGTTTTGTAGCTTAATACTTGCTTCTGTAACCTCTTCGTCTTCTATAATAAGAGCTTCACCTGCTATCATTTCAGATGTAGAATTAATAATGGCAGCAGATATGCTACTTGAATAATAAAGATCTATCAAAAACTGTGGATACAGGTTTTTCCATTCACCATTAGCATCTCCGTACTCAATCCAATCTTTTCCACGCACCTCTGTAATTACAGGAGCTGTACTCGTTTCTAAATTTATATTAATGATATTGTCTTTCATATTTTATTTTTTATAAAGCTTGAAGTCTTGCGTTTACATTATCTAACATTGTGGCTGAAGGTGCATCATTATATATTTGTATCTCTGTTATTGTACCATCATAAGGGTTTAAATCCACCCTTCTTACACCAATAGTGTCAATATCAGCAGTTCCTGCTAATGTTCCACTTGATGACTGTGATACCCCATTAGCAAACCATTGTATTAAATTTGGGTCTTTTCTATAAATTAATATTGAACCATCAGTCCAAGTTCCACTATCTAACGTCAAGTCTAAATTTGTTGCATCTATCTTAATTCTTATTGTATTATTAGAAGTAAGCTTGAAAAATTCTCCTGTTGAAGTATTATCACCTAATATTACACCTGTAAAAGCTGAAGGATTAAACCTTATGCCAATAGCAAAATTACCTGTTAAACTTATTTGTCCTGAGGTTTGTAAGTTTTGAGTATTAGTAGGGTCAAAAGTAACTATCCCATTTGCATAGGCAGGTTGTTCTGAAGCTGTAGCTTGTACCATGTCAAGACCATTAGAACTTGAGTCACCCCACGAACTAACATCAGAACCATTTAATGTTATCTCAGAGCCTTTACGATACCACGCAACTAGACTTGATTCATCAGTAGGCAACCAATAAGGATTCCTTGAAGAACTAAGGCTTTTTCCTAATTTAAGAGCTAACATATTTTAAGTAGTTACACCTTCGTGATAACCAATCCCAACTCCTGAAGTCAGAGTTATTGCTGTCACGTTCATAAAAAGAGATGTGCCCGCCACCATAGTCGTGTGTAAAGCAGCTTCA